CTCGCACATCGTTAGCACTCAATCCTGTTTCTGTTGCGAGTTGTTTGAATGTTGGCGGCGGCCTTTTGATAATACCATCCTCGCCTATATGCTTGAGGCTAAGCGCATACAGCACCTTGGTTGTGGTTGCGTCAAACCCAGCGTCTTTAATGGCACGCCACCATTCTTGCGGTGTCATCGCCGTACCACCCCAGGGTACTCAATCACAATGTCGCTGCCGTCGCGCACCAGCATATCTTGTGTCATCTGGTACAAACTTGCTGTTGGGGTAACCTTCCCATCCAGCGCATACACACCCTTTTTTACCTCTCTTACCCTGTCGCCAAAGGCATTTAGCATTAGCCCCAAGATGTCTTTAGTTTTTGGTATTTCACCTTTTGGCTCACTGCCAACATGGCCATTATAGCGGTAGGCTTCCTTGAAACTTTCTTTCAAGATTTCACCGTTTGACCATTCAATAATTATTTCCTGAATTTCAGGGTTGGCATACCGCGCTTTGGAACTGTAAGCACGCAACGCCTCTGCCCGCAGGCCTAATTGATTTGCCGCATCGGAAAAACTAATGCCATGTTTTTTTAGATAGCTATCAATGTTCATTTTTTTCTGCCTCCGCCATTGCCTTCTTAATCATATACTGGATTTGCGTCGTCATAGTGCGGCCTTCTTGCTTGGCGTATTTTTGCAAAAACGCTTTTTGCTCTAAGGGTAGGCGAATGTTTACACATTTGCCGTCAACATGTTCTGTAACCATTGGTAACTCCTTTAAGATAAAACACCATATTATCTAGCCATACTGTCTATGGCGTGTCAATAGTTTTTTTATACATTTTTTTATTGACACGGGCTGGCAAGGGTGCCATCCTCAAACAGTCAACCAACCAAGGGGAAAACCGATGACTAACGAAAGCGTCTGGGAGCGATACAGTGGCCTATACACAACCGCCGAGCGGCAAGAAGAACTAGATGGTAGAGATTGCGGCAAAGTTCACGAAATTACAATTGTGGAGCAAGTGGTTAGTATTACACCAGAGATGGTCAAAATTTTGAAAGAAAATAAATGATAGATAATAATAAACAGCATGGCGGTGTTTTAGTGGTATTTACCATCATTTTACTGCTTTTGGGACTTTTTATATATGCAAAAAGGTCGGATAAACGTGGGTACAATACCTGCCGACAATTTATTATGGGAGAAAACAGATGACTAACGAAAGCGTCAACATTGTAGCGTGGGTTGCTATGATGGAAAAATGTATTGCTGGCACGCCAAGCATTTATAGAAATTGGGCGGAGGAATTTCAGTTTAGGCAAAATTTACAAGCTAATGACCCAAGTTTTTATAGGGGCCTATATATTTAACTAGCCAAATAACGCTTGACTAGCCGTAATTAGTTGGCTAGTATAATTCCATAACAAGTAGGGATTATACTATGTCCACCGCAGAAACTATCAGTTTATATGAATTTTTCAAGCAATTTCCAAATGAGGAAGCGGCTCGTTTATACTTCGAGACTAAACGCTGGAAAGGTACAGTTTCCTGCGGCCATTGTGGTAGCGTCGATGTTGCTGAATGCAAAGACCATAAACCAATGGCATACCGTTGCCGCGATTGCCGCCAGCATTTCAGTGTTCGCACCGGAACCGTATTAGCAGAATCACGCCTCCCGCTGCAAAAGTGGTTGATGGCAATTTACATGATGACCACGGCCCGCAAGGGGATTCCATCAACCCAAATGGCGCGTGAACTTGGTATTACCCAGAAATCCGCATGGTTTTTAGCACAACGTATTCGTGAAACGTGGATGACCTCTTTCAATGGCGATATGGGCAATATAGTCGAAATAGACGAGTGCTATATCGGCGGAAAAGAGAAAAACAAACACAGCAACAAGAAGTTAAAATCTGGTCGTGGCGCTGTCGGTAAAAAGGCCGTCATCGGTATCTTAGAGCGCGGTGGTCGTGTAGTCGCTATGCCGGTTCATTCCACGGACCGCGAAACACTACATGGCATCATTAACGCCAATGTGCAGAAGGGCGCTACTGTCTACACTGACGAACACCGTTCCTATCTCGGCCTGAGTGGCTATAATCATCATGCCGTATGCCACAGCGTAGGAGAGTACGTCCGCGATCAAGCACATACCAACGGTGTTGAAAGTTTCTGGGCGCTCCTTAAACGTGGATACAACGGAATTTATCACCACATGAGTCCCAAGCATTTACACCGCTATATTAACGAATTTTCTTTCCGGCATAATACGGCAGATTCCGGTACAATGGCCTTTATCGACATGACCATAGAAAAAATGCTAAACCGCCGTCTAACCTATAAGGAGCTAATCCATGTCCCCGCCTAAAGACAAAATCATAGAGCCGATTCCCGATACGATGGAGAATGTCGTCAAAACGCTTGTGAGGTTACCAACCACGGCTCCTAACAAAAAGCCTGACGATCCCCAAGGGGAGTTACCTCTAATCGGCCATCAAGTTGAATCTGTGTCCATCGATCAACGGGCAAATGATGGTTATGTGAATGCGACGGCTTTATGCCAAGCAAGCGGTAAACAGCTTGGGCATTATCTAGAAGTTAAAGCGACACAAGCGTTTTTGACTGAACTTTCAAGCGATATCGGAATTCCGATATCGGAATTAGTCCAGATAATCAAAGGGGGTGCGCCACGTATGCAAGGCACTTGGGTTCATCCTCAAGTTGCTATCAACCTAGCGCAATGGGCTTCCCCAAAGTTCGCGGTACTTGTTTCTAAGTGGGTATTTGAATGGATAAGCGGGGGAATAAAAGACTCTTACAAATTCCCCTACCACATTCGCCGCTATCTCATTAATCGCGGTAAGATACCATCTACGCACTTTTCAATGCTCGACCAAATGACTTTTAAGCTATTAGGAGCCTTAGAAGCCAAGGGATATGTCATCCCCGCAAATCTTATGCCTGATATTTCTCTGGGGAAGATATTTTCTGGTTGGTTGAGAGGTAAAGGGCTTAATCCTGATGAATTTCCCACCTATCAACATGACTTTGATGATGGACGGCGCCCAGTAGTTGCGGCTCGCCTATATCCAAACGAGCTAATGACAGAATTTAATCTACAGTTAGACACTTGGATAAAAAGCGGCAGAGCATTAGAGTACTTTGCAGATAGAGATACCAACGCTATTGAGCCTATAAAGGCTGTATATGCCGAATTGGCTGCACCGGAAAAACATAAACAATTATCACAAAAATAGGGGGTAATTATGTGGTGGTGGATTGCTGCTTTTTGTGTGGGTTGCTTTATCTGGGGTTGCTTTGACCAGAAGCAATGGCAGAAGGATATAAGTGAAATTATAAAAGTTATTTTCTGGGGTGGTCTAATACTTATTGGGGCAATTTTTGTAATCGGCGGGATTGCTGGTTGGTTAAAAGAAGGATGGCAACACCTTTAACTCTAAAATTGGCTAGACAGGTATATAGGCCCCTATTTTAATATCTAAGGGATGATGTAATGAAACAGCTTAAACCATGCCCGCACTGTGGCGGAGAAGGTCGCTTGGAATTGACTGATGGGATTGAAATAATTGATTGCGTTAAATTAAAAGTGGATGCTTGGCAGGTAGCGTGCCAAAACAAAGGTTGCGGGTGTAAAACAGAAGTTTGCCGCACTACGGGCGGAGCAATTGGACAGTGGAACGATGAATTTCCAAGAAAGGAAGATTGTTCTATAGGCCATGTTATTTTTGTTGGCGTTCCCTTGGTGCTTTTGTTTTTCTACGCGATTGTGTGGAGTATGCTTGAATTTTACAGCTTTGTCGAAGGATGGATTAAAAATGGTTAATTTTATCAAGCAATTTTTATTGCGCCTGTTGCCTGGCCTTATCCTGGGCGTGGTGTTTATCGGAGGCATCGCTGCCATTCCTGACAGCAAGGTCAAGCGGGCGCAGGAAAGCTGGCGCATCCTGGACTATCCAGCGGAAAACGAAGATTATTACCCACCACAAGATTTTTAGGAGAAACGAATGTTTTGGAAAAAGGAAAAAGCGATGGAAAATGCCGCGCCAGAAACAAAAGAAGTTGTAGATTTCAGCCACCCGCCTCAGGCGCTTTTGATGCCGTGCGGAAAGCCATACCAACTTTCAGAATTGCAAAAAATTGTAATGGAAAAATGGGAAATTAAATCCCATGTAGGGGAATATGCCTTTTGCTATGCATTAGTTATCCAGGTTTCCAAAACTGCACCAGAAACTTGGGAAAAAGCGCAAGAAATTGCTGATAGTTATAAGGGGGAACAAGTATGGAAAACCAGCATTATTGCTAAATTTCGTTTCCGCATAAAATGCTGGGAATTAGAAAGATTGATTGGAACACCATGTTTGACTGACGCAGACATAATAAAACATTTTTGCGCCGCCGTTGACGATATTTTGGAAAATGATTGGACAGTAAATCATGGTAAACATATAAAACTTTACAAGGCAAAAGAGTGCGAATACATGGCAAGCGTTTCGTTCGACCAGGTTATTCCTTTGCTTTCCCTTAAAAAAGAATATGGGGAAGAATGGTTTTGGAAGCACTTGTTTAAGGATTACAAGCCTTTTGTTTGGAAAAATTAAATTGAAAAATATCAAAAAAACTGTTGACACACGCAATTTTTTCGTGTCATATAAAACATATCCACCAAGGATACCACCTACCAAGGAGAACTGTTATGGAATACTGGAATTTTTATTACGACGACGAATACGTTGATGAGTGCGACATTATAGAAATTAATGCCAAAACCATTGAAGAAGCTGGCGATATGGCAGACAAAGACTTGCAAATGCGTTGTGAAGAAGAAGGCATTGTTGAGGCATACGAGTGCATTACGTTTGTTAAGCTTAGCACAGAAAGTGACGACATTTTAGAAACAGTTAAGGGATTCTATGCGGAGTATCAGGACTTTGATTTTGACCGCGATTGTGCTGTGCCTTGGGAGCATAGGGTATAAGTCATGAAAAACTTACAATGGCATATTGACAGGCAGAAAGGTGTAGGCGGCAGTGATGCCGCCGCCGCCCTTGGTTTATCGCACTGGACAACGCCCCTGGAATTGTACGAACAGAAAATTCAGACAATTACCGAGGACATGGTGAAAGCTGCAACTTGGGAGCAAATGCAGGGCAACGCAATGGAGCCTGTGCTTTTGCAGCAATACGCAACCGAGATGCAGATTGAAGTGTTGCAACCACGGGAGGCAATGGTTCACCCTAAGCACCAGTTTATGCGGTACAACCCAGACGGCATTGTTGAGAAAGATGGCGTTAGGATTCTGTTGGAACTTAAGACTGCCCGCTGGTCGCGTGATTGGGATACTGTTGGCAGTGATGGAATACCGATGGCGTACCTGGCGCAGGTGCAACATGGCATGGCGGTTGCTGGCATTGACCTGGCGCACGTTTATGTGAGCATTGGAGGGGCACGCCCTATCCTTTATGCGGTGGAAGCTGATAAAGAGGCGCAGCAACAGATTATCGACGGTGAGGCGGTGTTCTGGCAGCATGTTGAGAATCGCGTGCCGCCAGCGCCATTGACCTATGAGGATGCAGCCAATCTTTACAAGTTTAGCCAAATGGGAGCGACTATTGTGGCGGATGATGCTACACTGGCGGCCATGCAACAACTGAAGGCAATCCGCGCGCAACAAAAAGAATTGAACAGCCAGGAGGAATTGTTGGCTGTGCAGGTTCAGGGATTCATTAAAGACAACGAGGCTTTGGTGGATGCTGAAGGAAAGGTTTTGGCAACATGGAAGGGGGAGGCTGGTGCAAAGCGCGTCAACAGTGCGCTATTGCGTGAGAAATTCCCCGACATTGCCGAACAAATGACAACCCAGGGTGAACCCACCCGCAGATTTTTAATCAAGTAACCGAAAGGAAAACCAAATGACAAACAACTCACAATTAGAAGTGGTGGCAGCACCAGCAACTATTGAGGCAACACCGATGGAGCTGGTGGCGCGTTCAGAGATTGATAGCCAAATTGCAACGGCTAAAAGATACCCACGAAGCATTAAACGTTTTATGGATTCGGCCTTGCAAATGGCAACCTTAAACGAAGGTGTTGCATCATCTTGCATTTACGGCTTGCCGCGTGGTGGCAAGATTATTGAAGGCGCATCAAGTCGTTTCGCAGAGATTATCTTGAACGCATGGGGCAATGCTAAAGTGGCAGCCAGGGTTATCAGTCAAACAAATAAGTTTGTCGAGGTGCAGGGGATGTGCCATGACTTAGAAACCAACACGGCTATCAGCGTGGTGGTGACACAACGGATTGCCGATAAATATGGCAAAACTTACAACGACGATATGATTGTGGTGGCGATTAACGCTGCAATCTCTAAGGCTATCCGAAACGCTACATTGAAGGTTGTGCCGCAAGCGTATTGGCATCCCGTGTTTGAGGAGGCCAGGAAGGTAACAATGGGCGATTCAAAAACCCTTGCCAGCCGCAGAGCATTGTGTATTGAAACGATGCAAAAGTTTGGCGTTACGGCTGACATGATTCTTAAAAAGTTTGAGCTTAAGGGGCTAGAAGATTTGACGCTGGAGCATTTAACGGCTTTGCGGGCGGTTACATTGTCGATTAAGGATGGCGATACCACCGTTGAGGAAGTGTTCCCTAGTGAAGTTAAAAAGGACGTTGCAGCCAAAGGCAATGAAGGTCTGAAGGCTGCTCTTGCAAAAGGTCAAAAACTATCGTCTGAAACATTTAATGAAACACCTGAAACACCTGAAACACCAGCCAGTGAATCACTGGAAAACGGGGAGAACGACTGATGACTGATAAGAAAGGAAAGTGCCGCTTTTGTGGAACAGAAGCCTATAAAACAGAAGAAGAAGCAACGCGAAAACTAATACAGGTTTATAAGAATCTTGATAGGCAACGTGAGGCGTGGGCAATAGATGTCATCAAAGCCGCCGTTGAGGCGATTGAGGATGTACTGGAAAACCGATTTGATACCATTAAAGATACTCTATTCAACACTTTTACCCAAAGTAAGATGGAGTTTGTAGACTTGAATAGTCTGAAGCAGTTCTTAGAGGAACACCTTAACCCCCACCTGGAAGCACTGAAAGGACTGATTGATGACTAATCATGACGATGACCTTATTTCCATAGCTGTATTGTTTACGACTTTAGCCGTTTTGTTTGCGTTATTTTATGGATTTATACCAGAAGTTTTTGTTCATATAGGGCTTACCCTATTCATTTGGTGGATTGCACTAATAGACAAATTTACGTCAAGAAAAAGGACTGATTGATGACTGACACCCAACAAATCATCAAAGCCGCCGTCCAGGCAATTGAAAATGTTGTGGAGGGCGTGTACCCAATGTGTATTGCACTACCATTTGATGATTCATGTATTCATGACGTTTCCAGAACTAAGGAGGATGGGGATTGCCAACAATGCATTCATGAATACCTGAAAGAAACGGCAAACGCACTGAAAGGATTGATTGATGAACAAGTGTGATTATTGTTATCTCTGCGAACAAAGAAACAGGGAGTCCCAGCTTTTCTTTAAGGACTCTGCCCAAACCTTGTGGGCGGTTAGGGTCACAACCATTATATCGGTGGTTTTTCAGATTGGTCTTTTGATTATCACCATGTGGAAGGACTGATTGATGTTTAAGAGCATTCTTAATGTTTTAGAGGATGTTACCCGCGTGGTTACCGCCCCTGTAGAGGTTTTAGCGGATTTGGCGCAAGTGGTGACAAAGCCAGCGGCAGACGCAGCACAAACGGTGGTTGATGAAGTGAAAGGACTGATTGATGACTAAACCAGTACGCATCCAGCGCAAGCGCACCAAGGGTTTTAACCTACAGGACGCCAGCCCCAACGGATTACCCGTGGTCTATGTTGGCCGCCCGACCAAGTGGGGGAATCCGTTTTCTGCTGATGAATATGGCCGTATGGGCGCGGTGAGAATGTTTGCAGAATATGCGCTTAATCACATGCCAAAAAGTTATCTTGACGAGCTTAGGGGTAAAAACCTGGCCTGCTGGTGCTCACTAGCGCCGCCTAATTGGGGTAAAAAAGATTGCCATGCCGATGTGCTGCTGGAATTGGCTAATAAGGAGGTGAGTGATGTTTGATGATTACAAAGAATTAGAGCGTATTTGGGATGCAAATGTTGAAAAACTTAAACAGGACATGCTTGTATCCTTAGATAAGTTCTGTTTTTACGCATCCTTACTGAGCGCGGCATTCGCAGTAGTTCTTACTATTGCTTTATTTTACTTAAAAGGACTGATTGATGGTGTGTTATAGTAACGACAAAATTTTGAACGACAAACAATGGTGGTTTCTGACGCAGAGATACACGAAGAAACCAGAATGCGACTGTAAGCATTCCCGCGAAATTGTTAGATTTACAGGTTCCGATTATGAATGGCGGGATCTGTTGCGACAACTTGGCGAGCTTGCAACCACAGTACGACCAAAAGGCGAACTTAACCCATGCCCAAAATGTAAAGGAAAAGACATTCGTCCCGCAGAAATG